ACTGCTCAGCAGATATTTGTGTCCCCTTTGCTCTATACAAAGCAGAGACTAATTTGGCCATCAATCTAGGATTAGCAGCAAACTGAGTATGGTCTAAGCCATCACCAATCTCATATAGGATATAATCAAGGTGTTCTAGCGAAGTTGAAGAAATATCTCTTATATCAAATAACTCACGGATAATAGAGTCAAATGATTGTTCTCCTAAATCACCTTCATACTCATAATAAGTTTCTAAGAAGGATATAAGTTTAGGATAATCCTGAGAAAATATCTCAGGTAAAATGTGGGAAACAAGACTTTGATGGAACTTTGTCGGCAACCTTCTTGTGTTGTTTCTAAAGTCTGCCATTATGAATCCTCTCTAACACCAGAGACATTTAACATGTTAGCGTCTAATGAAAGTATATAGTTCCTTGGTGGTTTTATTGTACTTGTGTTAGCAGGAATTACACTCACCTTGATTACATCATTGCTTTCAACGTTCAATGCGTTGATATTAACAACGCCCGTAACAGGATCATATTCGCCGATATTCACCAACACTACCTCATTGTCCATATTGAGCATTTGTAGTCTAGTTGAACCTAACTCATTTTTAATAATTACATCTTGCCCTAACGACCTAATAACAGATGTTGTTATAACATGGTGGTCTTTATCAGGAGAAGATAAAGAAACAGGATATGTCAACGTATAGTTCTTATCATAACCAGCCAACACATCGTCAATGCGTTGCTGTAGCTTAACATCCATTCTAGAATTTAGAATCGCTGGAGAGATATCATCTATACGGGAAAGAATATTAGAACGTCTAAATGTAGCATCAAACGTTTCTAAGTTATTTGTAAAGTACGCTTGTACTAATTGACTCACCTGTATTTCTGCAGACTGAGCTGACAAGGTAGTCTTTGATGTGTCTATGTTAAAAGATACAGATAATTCAAGGTAAGAGAAATTAGGATCTACAAATTCAGTATCAATAGACATTATAGAAACGTTGGAAGTCAATTGGTCTTTAATTAATCTCTGAACCTCTGTCTTTGCTTGATCGCTCAACCCATCTTTAAAGTTAAGTGAAGCGAATACTGTACCAAACTTAGGAGGATCATTGTCCTCTCCACCCCAAGCAACTACATCATCAAGATACTGAGAGAACGTAGAACCAATTAAAGATTTATAATCTTGAGCAGTAACTAATCTCTTTTGAGTCGCGTGTAATGCAGGAGCATTTCTTTTAATTGATGCGTTGGATTCTTTATCCGAACCGCCTGACGCTTCAGTTGCCTGATTTACTACAATAGGATATTCTTCTGCGCCTACAGATAATAGACTTCCGATGAAATCACTAGCTGTATTTGCAGCAGCACCTCGAGTAGATAAATATTCTACACGTATCTTATTACCTGCGACTGGAGCTTTACCCAATACATTGCCATCACCAAAGAATAATTCATAATGACCTTTAGCAACTTCTCTTAACATATAAACGTTAGAATCTTCGTTTATAGTAAGCGCTTCATTTACATTAACATAAGGAGTATAGTTTACTGTGTTGAAGTTATCAAATACTTTAACTACAACAGTGCTGCTATCTAGATTCTCATCTGGAATAACAAATACCTGATCATCATCATGAGCGCCGACCACAAAAGTTCTTACTTTTGGTTCGCCTTCTTTAACTTGAATGTCAAATGTATATGTGCCGCTTGGTATATTTACAGATACATTAAGGTATGCAGATGAAGCGGTTGCTGACTTTGGATAATATCCAAGCGCTTCTGCGTGATGTAGTATGGAAGACCTTAGTTGCGCAGTAGACAAAAAAGACTCATTGATCGCCATATTAGCGGTCAAGCCATTTACATGTGTGTTATATGCAAGCACGTCTAGTATATTAGAAAGACCGCTCGCGTCAAAATCATAATCCGTAAACTCATCACTTTGTTTGAAGTATGTTTTTAACTTAGTTTTAATCTTTTCAAAATCTAGATCAGAAGTTGAGATTGACATTTATCGTACCCTCGCAATAGTTACTGTCACTGACACATCTTGCATCGTATTACGGATTCTTAAGAACACAGTAACGTTAGCAGAATTATAATCTGGTGAAAAATTAGCCTTTACTTTCAACACTGTTGCTCTTGGCTCATAGTTTTTGATTGCCTCACGAACAATATCTTCAACGTCACTCTCGTCTGTTTCCATATCCAATGAAAACATTAGACGCTGAAGACGTGAACCGAAGTATGGCTGAAAGGGCTTTTCTCCTTTATTGGTGAGCAATAGATTACGCACAGATTGCTTCACAGCATCTGCGTCTGTTTTTTTATAGATGTCACCAGAAGTTAGTTTCTTTTCAAATGAGCAATCAATATCTTTATAAGTTCTTGACTTAGTAGTAGTGATTGGTTTATTTGACAAGTTACCATCTTCGATAGAAAATGCTTTTGCCATAGTAGTGTTAAACTCTTTTTGTTTTATTTATACAGAAAAAGTAAACGTGGTTGGGATTCCTATGAGTTTTAATACATCACAGAAGTCTAGGGTGAGTAGTTCAAGCAGTTTATCCAGTCCAATTTTCTTCAAAAACTTTTTAATCTTTCTGACCCACATCATAAACAACTCTTTCTGCCACTGAGCAAACCATTCTTTAGCTTGTCTCATTAGGTCAGCAATGATCTCTTCACCAGTCTTTACGTTTTCGTCTATTGGTCCACCGATTATATCAATCAGCTTCTTACCAAATATTTCTACCTGTTCAAGTTCAGATATAATGTACCCTGTGACACTAAAGTTCTTTATATCTTCTTGAAGCTTAGTTATTTTTTCCTGGACATCTTCAGCGAATTGCTCGGCTTGTTGGAGATATCCCTCGAGTTCTTCTTGTATTGCCCTGACCTTGGCCAACGCTTCTTCTTTTAGCCTGTCTATAAGTTCCTTCATCCAAGCATCAATGTCAAATGATAGAATGTCAGGGATTGCTGGGAGACCTAATGCCTTCCATATCTTCTTAAACTTTTTGATTAATGCTTCAAATGCTTTAAATAAAGCGTTGGTACACCATTGAATGATTTCATTCTTGATATATTGCCAAGTGTACTTTGCTCGCCATTCATCGCAAACAACGCCAAACTCACCGTTGAACATTCTATCATATGGGTCAGGTAGTTTTGGAATCTTTTTAATGATTTCAGTCTTGATTCGTGTTTGTTCTTCTTCAGTGAATATCTTGAGTAAGTTAATCTCGATACCAAGAATGTTAATATTGAAGTCAATTGGTATTAGCTTACTAATCATTTCTAACATCTTGACAGGAATGAATATATGAAACTCTTGAATCAATTCATCCCAAGCGTCTTTCGCTTCTTTCTGCCAATTACGAATCTTACCCTTCTCCCAATACGGAGAGAGTAAATCTTCAATCTTCTTAACTAATTCCTCTACGTCTTTAATAAGCGCCCTGATGTCAGCTACGACGTCTTCAGTAAGATCCTCAGCCTTCTCTATCAATGCTTGTTTAAGTTTCCCAGGAATCTGAGCTATCTTATTAAACTCATTGACAATATCAGCTTTCGTTGGGAACCCACCGTCACAAGGTATTTCGATTGTAGCGGTGAGTATGCTAGAATCAAGTCCAAGTTGACCAAGTACGGCAAGTCCTTGAGAGGTAGTTGATTTTAGATTAGAGTTTGGTATCTTCGGAACCATCGAAGCTACAGGATTAGGAATTGAAGGTAAGTCAGGCGTGAAGATACCGCCCGACGTTGCGTCCGAGCCGATACCCATCGTAACAATTTCTTCACCAAGATATATTGTTTCTATCTGTTTAGAACCAAGATATACCTTTTGAATAGACGCCATTATAATTCCTTAACTTGAAGCAACAGAACCTGTGCCAGTTTCAGCCACAATAAAGTACAACATCTGGTCATCGTAACTATCAAGTTCATCATACTCTGCTTCAGTTCCAGTCCAAATCATTTTTGCTGTCATTAAACCAGAAGCGTCTTCACGATTGTTCTGGTCTCTTAGCGCATCAGCAATACTCGCATCTATATCTAACATAATATTTCCTATGAATTAATTCTAATTTCTTCGCCCGCACTAATATTAACATTCTTTCCTTGAAGGTTAACAGTGTTATTACAGCTAATATTAGCATCACCTATGACAACAATATTCATGTTTCCTGTTATTACTAAAGTGTCATTTTCTTGGATAAGAGTAGTACGTGAACCATCATGCATGAATTCATAATACGAACCTGATCTATGGACTTCTTTAATTCGCCCATTATCTTCCGTATCATCCCATTCTTTATAATGACCAGACTCCGTCTCATATACTTTATTAAATGGATAGTTGCCTTCAGCTTTAGCGTTAGCATCACCCTTCTTAGGGATAGTTCCTATCACCATAGGCAGTTGTGAGTTTTGTCCATCTAAGAATATACCAAATACTTGGGTGTCTTTAAGAACACCTAGATACTGCCCCTTGCCTTCGTGTACGCCTTGTGTAATAGGTACGACTATCTGCGCCCAAGGCAGGTCTTTGTCTTTGATATTATCATATACGCCCAACGCCCTTACTTTGACACGACCGATCTTTAACGGATCATTCTCGACGTCTACAACGTGTCCTACGAACCAACGTACCGCATCACCATAGTAATCAATATAAGTTTGTGGAATCATACTTCACCATTTGAAAGTTTCAGGCATGTTAACGACACAACATAGCTATTTGTTGTGAAAATATGTTTAGCTGAATATATTAAATAATCACCAGATTTTTTAGTATCAAACCTTTCGGAACTATTACCTTCATCATTTAAGTTAGCTGGAAATTTAATTTCTATTTTATTACCAATAGTGTTGTTTCCCTCAACTTCTATGAAGTCTAGTCCATTAACCTTAATATCTAGTGGTTGTTTTTTAAACAAAGAATCCATTGCCCTTTGAGTTGAGTTTAATTTATACTCACCATTAGTAGGACTTTGGCCATAAGAATTAAAACCCTCAAATGCTTCAGTACTTGTAATCTGGGATATATGTCTGCTTTGTATCTTATTATAAGATTCAGTACCAAGCTTATATTTTTCAGAGAATAATGGGTTTCGTTTTATTAAGTTATCCTCTGCCATGGTTTGAACAACTTTATTCATATCATGTTTATGATCGAACTTAGTATTCTTAGTCACATCTATAGATTGGTGTGTAGCGCCAATCATCCCTTGGTCTATAAGGTTATACAAATTCTCTGTATTATTAACTTGATAATCTAGCATCACTCGGCGCATAACAGTTGGGTCTGGTGCATCGCCACCTGCAGATATAACTGCCTGTGAATACAAATATGGTTTACCTTTATTAATAGCTGGTCTATCTATCATGGTTTTTAGATCAACCATGTATAAACCATCACCACCAAAGTGTGAGAACATATAGAACGGATATCCCTTTTCTGTACATAACTTGTTCTTAATCCAACACATAGCATTTAATGGAGTAAGGTTAGGAATAATTACTTTCGTGGCTTGAGGCGGTTTTTTGGTTGCACTAAATTTAGTATTTAAGAAATCCGAGGCAATCGTACTCATTATAGCAGCTGGAGTACCACTATAAGCAGAGTTAACATTTTGTAAATTAGAATGATAGTTGATCTCTTCGGTCAAATGCAGAAGAATCATCTCATTACTTTCATTACTTTTCTTGGTGGTTATAATTCGATCAATATAAAATCTAGCAGTTCGAGATTTAGCAATGATAGTATTAGCTTTAATTTTAATATCTACAGTCTCAGCACCACTCACATTAAGTGATGACATTACCCTGTCGCCGTCCATAAAAGATAATAATCCAGTTGTATATGGCTTGTCTATATGCTCATATATTTCAAGTTCCACTGTAGTATTAGCGATATCAATTTTAATTGGATTCATCGCAGAAGTTATAACTACTTCTTCAATCAATACTGGGGTGGCGGATTCGGGTGCAAAATTACTCATTACGATCTCACAGCATCATTAAATGCACTAATAACCTTTGTAATTACTATTGGTTTAATTACATTTATTTGTTTTAGCTTATCATTTTCTTGAGTGTAGTATTCTAAATTGGTTACTCTTTCAATACCTTCGCCAACACCAGTAAATGGTAGGTAATCAACAATATTCCCGTCGCTGTCTATGTGGTGGCGAGCAGCATAATATTCTGGAGTGAAGTACTCTGCAATAATGGTTTCATCAGTATTAATGCTTCTTATTTCATCGCCTTCTCTTATATCAGTATCCGAGAATAACACAGGGACATATGTGTCACCCTGAAGTTTTCTTAGATTAGTAATAGTAATATCACCATTCTTTAAATTACGATATACAATGTCTCCATGTAAACCAGAACGAGTACAGATTATTGATTCACCGACTTGTAATTTATCAAAGATCTCGTCATGAGTATGGATAACATAATCAGGAAAGTCTTTTTTAGCTTTTTGTATTACTTCAGAATGATCTAGTGGCCATCCCTTTTCTCTTAACGTGTCATTCAATAAGAATAATGTCCAATAAAGATTAGGGTCTTTATATAACTTGAATGCTACTTGATCAGGACGTTCTCCTGTTATAATATTATATGGTTTATAGTAAGCACTATTCTGTTTTAATTCGTCTATGATTTCAGCATACACAGTTAAATTCTGAGCAAGTGCTACTTTACCGTCTCCAAAAGAATATAGTGTTTTAGGGAATTTACTAAAATATGCCATTATTAATATCCTTGCATAATAGAGTTTCTGTCTATTGTTTTTTCTTCTACAAAGTTCAACGTCAGGTCAATCTCTACAGGTTTACCATCTTTATGAAATGACATAGAACCTGGATTATAATTAGTTGAGATTGATTGCAAGAAACATTTCTGGAATTTATTACCTACTCTAACTTCTCCCCCCTTTGTTTTGTATTTAACTTGTATATCAAATAGGTCAGGATACTTATAGCCAGCAGACAAAGAAGTTTCGACCGATGCGTCTCCATCTTCGATACTTCCATCTAGTGCTATTGTATTTGGGTATGCAGCATAGCGAAAACGTTTTATAATATCTTCAACGACTTTGGATTCTTCTTTAGACTTTGGAATAAACTTAAATTGGAAAGTAAATTCACGTAGAGTTACACCCTTAAAAGAAGCACGTACATTAGGGTTGAGAGTTACGCCGAAGGCAATGGAAGCACCTTCTTGTAGAGCACCTGCGCCTGGAAGTCTTGACATAGCACGAATTGACCCAAGTCTAGCCAAGTCGCCCACACTTGCAGAACCACTAAACATTTCGGACATACTTTTAGCTTCTTGAGTAATTGCATTTCCTAATGCTTCTAACATTCCACCGCCTTGTGAAGCTGCTTCAAAGGCAGTTGCGCCTGCTAACCCAAGTGCTGGTTTATCATATTGTAACCCATCATTAAATGTCAACGCGGTTGGTAAATATAGTGTAATTGGATCTCCTTTACCAGTCACGCGTCTGTTTACTATAATTGGTGAACTATCCGGATCTTTACCATCAACCGAGGCAGCGTCTTGAGGTTCTTCATCATCTCCAAAAATAGCATCTGAAATAGCATCACCAGCATCACTAAGTAAATCTCCCACGAAGTCAAAAAATCCAGAAGATTCGTCAGCAGTTGTAGAAACAGCTTCTGCTGTAGCATTTATTCCACCTTCAAGCGCGTCTTGTGTAGCGTCACTACCAGTAGCAGGTTCAATCTCATATTGGCTGAACTTAATGAATGCTTGATATCTATCCTGATGATCAAGAGGATAACGCAATGGACCATCGAGCAAATCAGTTTCAGAAGCAGTTTCTGTTTTTTCTGGTGGCTCGTATTCTGATGTTGTCTCTACGTCATCTTTCTGTTCATCTAATACGTCACCTACTTTTGGTCCGCTTGTGTTTACTTCAATAGTTTCCATTTTTGGCTCTCGGTATAAATACTTGTTAACTATTTATAACAAAATAATAATAATGAAAACATATAAAGGAAGATACAAACCAAAGAACCCTAAAAAATATGCAGGAGATCCTGATAATGTAGTGTACAGAAGCATGTGGGAGCGTCACGTTATGAAGTGGTGCGACGAAAATACCAACGTCACTCAATGGGTCTCTGAAGAAGTTGTCATACCTTATATCTGTCAGACTGATAAGAAGCCACATCGATACTTTATGGACTTTGCGATTCAGTTCTCTGATGGTAAGAAGATTCTGGTTGAAGTTAAGCCATATGCCCAGACATTAAAACCAGAAAAGAAACAAGGTAAACGTCGGCAAACATTATTGAATGAGAGTATGACATACATAAAGAACCAATCTAAATGGCACGCAGCCAAAGCATTTGCTCTTGACCGTGGTTGGCATTTTGAGATATGGACAGAGAAAGAACTCACCGCTATGGGTATTATGCCCAAGTCAACTCAAAAACCCAAGGGCAAGTTCGCATTCAAACCACTAAAGAAGTTCACTCCGAGAAAGAAATCTAAAAAATAGTTATAAATAGATTTATATTTTTTAACGGAGACATAAGTGTCTAATCTATTTCAAAAACTAGAGATCGAAGCATTCCGTGCTGGTATCACGCCACGCACAAAGGAATCACGCGCTTGGTTCATGAACAAGATTAAAAATATGCGCAGTATCAACCGAGATAACTTAATGAAGTCTGAACCACTAAAACAGACAAGTAGTGAGATAGTTGGTTCCATGTATATGTTCTTCTACGATCCGAAGCATAAAGACACTCTGCCGTATTATGATAGATTTCCGTTGGTTGTTGTGATTGGTCCAGCCGAAGGTGGATTCCTTGGGTTGAACCTTCATTACCTACCACCACAGCTACGAGCTAAGATGCTTGATGGCTTAATGGATATTACATCAGATAAGAAGTTTACCAACGCAACTAGATTTAAAGCAACATATGCGTTGTTAGCTTCAACCGCAAAACTGAAGTACTTTAAACCATGCGTTAAGCATTACCTTAATAGTCAAGTACAAGGTAACTTTGCGTTGGTGCCTGCGCCAGAATGGGAGATAGCAACGTTCTTGCCAACTGCTGATTTCCGTAAGAGTAATAGTCAGAAAGTATATTCAGACAGTAGGAAGATGATCAATGGCTAGTATAGAACAATTAAAGTCCCAGATGAATAGAGCAAATGGTATAGCGTTGACTAACCAGTTTGCCGTGCAGCTACCATCTATCGGCGGATTTACTGGACGCACATTAAACCTTATGTGTAAAAGCGTCACCATGCCTGGAAAGCAGGTCACCACAAAGGATCTTAACATTGGTCTTTATAATGAAAAGATTGTTGATGGTTTCCTTGTTGATGATGTGTCTATGACATTCTACGTCCTTAATGATTACCACACTAAGCTGTATTTCGATGAGTGGCGTAAGCTAATGGTCGGAGAGAAACGCGGTGAGGTTGGTTATAAGAAAGATTACGCTAAGCGCGTTACCATACACCAACTACGCAAACCAGACGGCACAGGCATACTTGGACAGGAGTATAGTAAAGAGATAAGTATTGGTGGTATATTTAATATCGGGTTTGACTTCTTTGCTAACTCAATCTATACAGTTGAGTTGATAGATGCATTCCCAACTACTATATCAGGAATAGAATTAACAAACGACCCAGATGGGTTAGTTGAAATGACAGTTCAGTTTTCATATACAAACTGGGAAGTCAAGAGAGATTTATTATCAACGTTGAACCGAGGAATCAAGTTCGACATTTAACAATGGGACTATAAAATGGCATTACCTAAATTAAACTCTACACCGAGTTATGAAGTGACAATTCCTTCCACTGGACAGTTGGCAACATACCGCCCATTCCTAGTGAAAGAACAGAAGAATTTATTGATTGCTCTTGAGACACAAGATAGAAAGGATTTACTTCGAGCTATCACAAGAACAATAAAGTCCTGTTTAGAAGTTGAAGTTAAAACACCATTGACTACGTTTGATATTGATTATCTGTTTACGATGATTAGATCAAAGTCAGTGGGCGAAACGGTAGAAATTGAAATACCGTGTAGTGAATGTGAAACGAGAAACAACGTCAAAGTAGATCTTGATAAGTCAGAGATCTCTAATGAAGTCGTAGATCCTGTTTTACAAATAACTCCGGATATCGCAGTGAAGATGAGATATCCAACATATGAAGAATTTTTAAATAACGAAGCACTTTCTCAAGCAAAGACAAGCGCCGAAGCTATATTCGAACTCATGCTAATTTGTATGGAATCGGTACATACGGAAGAAGAACGTATTTCGATGAAAGAAGAATCGCGTGAAGACGTTATAGCGTTTATTGAGTCTATGACAACAAGTCAATATGATATGATGGCTAACTTCATAAATGGTATTCCGTTTGTGTTCCAAGACATCAAATATAGTTGTACAAGTTGTGGCCATGATAACGTTCGGACGTTAAAGGGAATGGATGATTTTTTTTAATCAACCTCTCTCATGATAACTTGACGAATTATTATCAGGTTAATTTTCAGTTAATGAATAACTACCATTATTCACTAGATGAAGTTGAAACGATGATGCCTTGGGAGAGGGAGATATATCTCACTATGTTAATAGAAGATATTAAAGAAAAGACTGAAAGGTCTAAGCAAAAAGGTTAATAACAGATGTCAATCGCACAACTAGCCCAAGAGATGCAGGAGTCGAATTATATCGCTGCAGATACTAACAGTATCGTCGGTAATATACACGAGCACCTTGAAGCTGAATCCATTAAGGAAGAACAACGAAGACTAGATGATCTTGAGAGTCAAAGAGACAACAATCAGTCTGGTGCACCTGCAGGAGCGCCTGCTGGATCTGGTGGCGGTGGCGGTGGCGGTAAGAAAGACGGCGCTATGGCTAAGTCTATTGCTAGTGCGGTTGGTTCTGGTGTTAAAGTTGGCGCTATGGGCGTTGGCGCAGGGGTTGGTCTTGCAGCACTTGGTTTTGGTATCGGTGGATTCTTCACTGGTCTTGCAATGGGCGATAAAGCTCAAGCGTTGATCAATACTGATATGCAAGCAACCAAACGTAATATGATTACCCTTGGTGAAGCTTTAGCTGAAACTCCGGAACGTGGTTTAATGATCATGGGGGGCATCATGGCTGGTGGCGGTATCCTTGGTGCATTAGCTGGAGTTGGTAACTCTATGAAAGCAGCTGCTGGTATGACAGCAATGGGTGCTGGTATCGGCGGATTCTTTGCTGGTCTTGCTCTTGGTGACGCAGGCATGAATCTTCTGGAAACAGATGGAGCCAAAGTAGCTGGCATGATGAAGTCTGTTGGTGAAGGTCTTAACGCATTCTCCGATTCATCTCTAATTGCTTTAGGTGCGATATTTGCGGCAAGTAAGTTACTTGGTAATCCAAAAGGCGTTGTTGCAATGACTTTAATGGGTGCAGCTGTTGGGGGATTCTTTGGTAGCTTCGCTGGAATGGGCAAAATAATTGCTGCGATGGGGATCACAGGTGAAGAACTTGCTCCTCTACTCAAAAATACTGCAGAAGGTTTAAATCCACTCACAGAGATAGACGGCGTAAACCTACTTGCTGTTGGCGGTGGTATGATTGCTGTTGGTGCTGGTATCGCAGCATTG